TGTAGGTTTATCATTAGCAGCAACTTCATCAGTATCTGTATTATTAGAACCTGCATAAACCACATTAGATCCAAGCATAAGCTTTTCTCTTGTAACACAATCTAGTGAGTCGTTTGCTTGTTCAACTAAAACATCTGATACTTCTGCCCAGATAGCATCTTCTGTTTCTCTTAAAACTTTATCAGTTATCATTACATAATCACCATAGTCTTCTACTGTTGCGTAGATAGTTGTAACTGAAAGCTGTTTACCAGCTGGAGTAACACCATCTCCAAGTGGAGTATAGTTTTTTGCTAATCTCTCATATCTTCTAAAATAGATAAGATCTGAGTTGTTTTGAGGAATAGGTTTCATCTGTCCAAAAGCATCATGAACAAGATTTTCCCTAGCCCTATCTAAAAAGTCTCTAACGTAAAAATGATTTACATTAGGAACTTGTGTCTTTGTTGATAATGGGTATGCCATATCATTAATTAAATAAATTTAAATAACTATAAAACAAAAGAGCCGAAGCAGTAATGCTTTGGCTCTAATTCGTTTAGTAACCTATTTGTTCTTTAGTTGTATCTTAATATACAACAAAATACAACCTGTTGTCAATAACCTAGAAAGCTCTCATTCCTAACTCCTTATATTTCTTAGCTTTAGCCTGTTTCCATGCTTCCTCTGACATGTTTAAATAGTCCTCTACTGGAGCTTCTTTTTGTCTTGGTACTTGATCCCCTGTCTGAGTCCTACTTGCCATCTCATCAGCTTCTGCCTGTTGTTTTGCTATTCTATTTCCAATATCTCCTGCGACTAATCTAAACAATGCGTCTGGTTTAAGATCTGATACTCTTGGATTCCTTTTAAGCAAGTCCATAACTTTAGGCTCTAAGTCTCCGAACAATTCTTTATTACCTTCACCCTGTAAGAAGTTAGATACTCTCATTCTGTACTCATTCTCTCTTAGTCTCTTCTCAATAGGAGTTACCTTCTTAGCTACTTCCTGATTTACTATTTTAGAGGTCTCTTCGTCTACTTCAATAGGCTCTTCTACTGAAGTCTCTGGGGTCTCTTCCTCCACATCATCCATAAAAGGATTATATTCATCAATCTCTTGTGGAGCTGGAGTAGGATTCTCTTGTGTTTGTACACCATCTTGGGGATTTAAATCCTGTTCACCCTGATTTACATTGTTTAGATTCATAATTATTTAATAATAAATTAATTTTGTTTTGTATAGGGATCTAACTGCTCTAGTATATCATTTACTGAGACATCTTTGCTAAATAGTAAACTACCTATTCTACTGTTGATTATCTCAAAGCAATTAATATACAAAGACATAACTCTTAACATCTTAGCATACTCTTCATCTGAAAGATTCATATCAATAGTTGGAAACTTATTCTTCATTTCCTCTATAAGTCCTGATACTACTTTCTGATAAACTTCCCAGTCTGGGCTCTCTACAATCTTTTTTAAAACCTTCTTGTCCTCTACTGTTATTTCCATTATTCAATTATAACATATTATATCTGACCTACTGCTTCTCTAGTTGCCATTGCATCAGCCTGTTGAATTGGAGCATTTTGTGCTGCTTGTGTAGTACCCTGACCAGTTGCTGTTTGCCGTGGTTGTCCACCCTGTTGAGGATTACCACCTTGAGCTTCCATCTTCTCTCTTTGCTGTACAGGGAATAACTCTGGATTCTTCCTCTGTAGTGCAAGTGCTTCAAAGTGTGCAGCTCTATGTGCCTTGTTTACACTATTGTCTGCTGCTGTTGCATGTACAAATAAGTGTATTGCATGATCATCACTACCCTTAATCTTAGGCTCTTTCTCTGTATTAATAAGCTTGTTTTCTTGCTCTGCTACATACTCTTCTGAACTTGGAAGTAACATCATATCTATTTCATCCTTATCAAATCCCATGAGCCTTGCTAACTTCTTTTCTAAGTAAGGAGTATTAGCATTGGGTCTTTGTGCCATAGCTTGATAGAAAGGCATGAAATTACCTAGTGCTTTAAGTCTTGCTGTTTCGTTTACATTCTTACTCTCTACTCTAATTCTTAGCTTGTTAGCTTCCTCTGATACAAAATCAACCTTCTTGAAAGTCTTAATACCATGACCCCAATCAGATAGAACTGATACTTCCTTCTCATCATTGTTAGTCATGTATAGTTTGTATCCACCATACCATTGTCTCCAGAACTCTCTTTCTGATACTCCAAAGATCTTGGCTAGAAGTCCATACCTTATACCACCTCTGGTTGCCAATATATCTACCTCTGTAGCAGTCTTTGCTCCTCCTGATACACCCTGTTGAATATCTGATGTAGCTGTTGCTCTTTCTGTAGAATCCTTTAATGTTCCCTTCATATAATCAAACATATTCATATTAGGATTACCCTTAGGCAATTCTGCTATGACATTGTTAGGATCACCCTCTACAGGGAATCCAATCTGTTTAGGATTATTAAGTGCAACTCCACTAATCTTGTCTTTGTTAAATGTAAATCTTGGATACAACTCTCTTACTACTGCTTCAAGTCCTAAGTTAGTAAGTATTGCTAATACTCTCTGTTTATCCTCTACAATATCTGATACTGATACGCCATCCCAATCATTAGGTAATGGATAACATGCTCTATCAATAATAGGAAACCAATTAGTCTTGAGTCCTTCTGATCTGATTAATCTCCAGCTGGTATTATTCTGAGAATCTTTAACCTGAGCATAGGTATTAAATACTTTCTTACCCTTATAATGCTCAAACATCTCAAAGGCTTCATACTCTGTATTACTACCAATCTTTTTAACCTTGTCTAGTTCTGCTGCTCCAAACTGCCTATTAGAAGTGTTATCCCTTGCTTCCATAGCCTTAGCCAATAATGAATCTGGATCTCCACCTTCCTTCCATCCACTTAATTCAATGTTGTTATAAAGTCCTGATTCTCTAAATTGGTACTCTGTTAGCTTTATCGGTCTTCCTATATATCCTACAGGTCTACCATATTCATCACCATTAACACATGANNTTCTTTCTATCAAATTCCATCATCATTACACATGCTCTACCAAAGAAGAATGTATTCCAGTTCCAATAGTAGTCTAGTAACTGCTTATCCATATCATCATAATCTGACAATGCTACCAGTTCTCTATTTCTGGCATTCTGAGAATCTCCAAAGGATATTTGTAGTCTATCTTCTTGAACATACGCAAGTATTGTCTGCATAACAGTAAATAGTGTAGGCTCTCCAACCTTGTCTAGATCTCTCTTACTGTTGTTATACAGTTTTAATCTATCATAAAATACTTCTCTTTTCGTAGATATATGTTTATCTGCTGCTTCGTACTCTGCTTTGAATTGATCTTCTAATTCTCTTCTCTCGTTCTCTGACCACTCTAATCTAACGGAAGAAGATTTCTTAGTAGGCTCATTACTAACTTCTTTCTCTTTTTTAGCCATAGTAGTTTTGTATTAATTTAAACTATTTTTTTTCTTCACCTAACACGATCTCCTTTACTGTATTATCGTCTAGATTTAGTTTTTCCACAATACCTATTCTAATTGGATTTCCAGCTTGTATTATTATATATAGTTTACCATATTTTAAATTCCTTAGCTTTCTCATTATAGCAACCTCTTTAGTTGTGCATGCGAACAATGTTTTGCTCTCTTTTTTCATAGCGTTAGTATACACTTAAATCATACTCCCCTACCATCTGTTCCATTACAGCTTCAGGTTCTTCAAATTGTGGATCTTCTACTATGATTCTACCAAGTGCTTCTATTAAGTGATCATCTTTGTCTACAAACTTCTGATACTTTTCCTTATACTCCAGAATCTTCTTTGACTCTGGTTTATACATCCAAGTCTTTATTTCCATAATCAAGTTAGGACATGTATTGAATATATACAGCTTAGGTCTTTTGATAAACTCTCCATTTACTATCTGATACCTGAATGCTTCTTTAGTCTTTTTAACTGCCAAATGTCTTTCCTTACTTGCTGCTACATAGTTTAGATTATGCTTGTTCTTTAGATCCTCTGCTAAAGATACTGGTCTGCCTAATTCCTTACTCTTTATCCTATCCTCATTAAATGCTGCTGGTTCTAATAGATACTTACCCATCCTGTAATTACTGTTCTTTCTCTTGATTCTACCAGCTAATTCTGAATCCCCCCATTTTCCCCATAACTCATCTACTACATAGTAATTGCCATCCCTTCCAATAGCTACCCATACTCCAGCTTCATTAGTTGATAAATGAGTATCTAAACTGTGCCATACAACATAATCTTCATCATTAATATCAAATGGATCTATAACATGAATATCCTGATTAAACTCTTTAAATACTAATCCAGCATATGCCATAGGTTTACCAAATATTCTAGCTACTCGTTCTTCTGGTGAATACTTCTCTGCCATCTTCATAATCTGATTATGCTCTAAGTGTCCTCTTATTCCATGTTCTCGGCACGCATCTTCTGCTTCAATGAATGTATACATAGTATCTCCTGATTGATCCTCAATTATCTCTGGTACTATCCAAGTTGATCCTTCCAGAAGTGTAGCAAAGATAATTAAAGATCCGCCCCTTCTAAGTCTTGATATATTAGCTGAATACAATGAATAAGGCATAGGCTCGTCTGCAAAAATCAAAGATACATTAGATGATTCGTGAGCTGTTGGATCTTGGTCGTATGTAAGAATATTGATTCTAAATCCTGTACTTGTTGTTATTTCATATGGATAACTCCTACCCTTCTTATCCATCTCATATTCACCCTTTGGAAACCAATATCGCAACTCTGGAATAAGCGTGCTGTTGATAGTATCAATACCTGAAATGATTCTTAAGTTCTTAATGTCATATGGATACTGTTGAAATAACTTTCCCTGAAAGTATTTATTATCTGTTGGATAACAAATATTAGCTATGGTATTAACAAGAGCTGTAGTTTTACCAATACCATTTGCTCCTGATATCAAATAAACCATCTTTTCTTGTTTAGCAAATTCATCAAGAAAGTCTCCAAGTTTACCACATGGGACATATCCTCTATACTTTTGATCCCGCTTTAGCTTTATCCTTTCCCTTAGTATCTCCTTTTGTACTCTTTCCCTTTCCTGCCTTATCTGCTCCTTTGTTTTCAAATCCTTTT